ACCTTGTAAAAGTGAAGAATAAAGCTTGTCACGATCAATTTGGTGAAAGTACATTCGCCTCTTGCTATCCCAGATAAAATGCATACTGAGAAAGCCAAGCTTGTAAAACGGACGAGCAGACCAATCGGGTGATTCAAAAACCACTCCAAGGTTCTCGTAAGCGCACTGAGCAATGCTGGTACCATTAAAGATACCAACAATATCATCAGAAACAGTGAAGGTGACATCATCACCAAAACAAATTGCGCTCACATGCTCCATAAAGTCTTGAAGTGTGCCAAAGGGGACCAAAGTCAACCAACAAAAGCACAGAATAAACAAAGCAAAGATTGTGTTGTCATGAGCTGTTCCAACCTGACCGGTTAGATTTCCGCCAGCTCCATCCTTTCCTTTAAGGTGAACATTTCCATCAGGCAAAGCCAATGGACACTCCGATATCATCCTATAAAGGTTTTTGAACCGAATGAGGTTTTCCTCAGTCCTCAATTCGGGCTTCAACCACTCAAACTTCATCTGGGCAATTTTTGACAAACAATCCTCAAAGATTTTAGATTCACATCCAGAAATGTCAAACTCCCAACCATTGGGGTGCTGCCCTAAATATTCAGCAAGCACCTGCATCCCAGAACGGTAGGGTGACCAACCAAGACCCATCATCGAAAGAATAGGGTGATCATTCAATTTGTCATGCATGTCATACATGAGCCTTTGTGCCCACATATTATGTCCTCCATCGACAGCCATGACATTCCTCAATTTGTTGGACTTAAGTTTTTCAGCAGGTAAAATCTCCTTCTTCACTGTGACATGGGCAATAGAAGCCCTCTCTCTTAACAAATTGTCCCATTGACGCTCCAACCACCAAAGGGTTACAGGGTCATGGTACATTTCCATCTTAAATGGTAAGTCAATCAGTGTAAAAGGCAAACCAGCATTCTTGCCATCAAAGTGAAGACCACACTCATGGATCACTTCATCTTGTGTCTTGATTTCCGAATTTCGAACGAATGGTGTTAATATTTGAG